AGTCGAAATAAGACATGTTGATAGTTTGGAAAACTTTTCCAAAGTCGATCACACAGTGGGTGTGATTGTAGGGAGTGGTTTTGTCTCCGGTTTCGTGAGCTAAACGGACGAAGTCCGGCGTCCCAGTCTTGGTCGAGATCCACTCGATCCACGCATCCTTGTCAAGGTGCGTTTTGTAGGTGAGTAGAAGTCTGCGATTAGCAATTTTGGCATTGCGAAATTCGTAACCAGGTGTGGGTAGTTCTACTCCTAAAGGGATATCTTTGTCTTGTCTTGCTTTCATGCAAGACAATTTCTCGCATTCGTTTAGAAGGCAGGGATTGGAGTGGGTGCAATTCATTCTGTCTTTCTTTCACCAGGTCTGTCAGGTGGGACAGGTTGAAGAGAATGGTCGGCCTAAACATTTTTAGGTTGGTTATCAATAACGATAATGGACACATTATTGTTTACCGATCATTCTAACATAGAGGTATATATTGATTTAGCGATACGCGATGTAGTGAGCGTTTTGGATCGGATGGCGAATAATATTGATGACACTCTTGATTGGCAAGAAGAGAGGCTCGAAGCCAAAACTTTTGATGAAGACTTGCGCCAAAGTCTGGCGCAATTAATAGTGGTTCTTCCAGAACTGCCTCAGATTATGAGGTACATACACAATGAAACTCATTGTAGTTTTCATTTAGCTTACACTTATGGTCGTAAGCGGCTGATGGAGTATTATTCTGATAATCAGGAAGCACTTCAAGCCAAGATGGAGTATCTTGAGGAGGAGGATTTTATTTAAACCCGTTTAAGGGTTTAGATTTAAACCCGTTTAAGGGTTTAAATCTACTTGTAATGTCGACCATAGCAAGGAAGCAGGCCCCCTCGTCGGCAAAGAAGGCCAAGAAGCCGTATACGGCTCGAAGACTTTACAAGTCAACTAAGCGTACTCAGCGTTCAGCAGGGATGAAATATCCCGGTGTAGGATCCAAGATTGGATCAGCGGTTGGTTCCGCGTTTGGTCCAGCAGGCAGTTTGCTTGGAGGAGCCCTTGGAGGGCTAGCTCAGACCTTGATTCACAAGGTCACTGGGTTTGGAGATTACACCCTTCCAGGGTACGGAGTTACGGCGAACAAGTTGTTGGAGACGAATGATCCTCCAATTGTGAAGAACGACGGTAAGGAGTTCATTATTCGCCACAGAGAGTACATCACTGATATATACAGTGGTGTAGCTGGTTCAGCAGGAGCTCCAGCCCCCTCTCCTTTTAAGATTCAGTCGTTTTCGCTGAATCCAGGAATGATTGAAACGTACCCTTGGCTTGCCAATGTGGCAGGTCGTTTTGAGGAGTACAACATTGAGGGTATGTTGTTTGAGTACAAGTCTATGTACTCTGATGCTGCAGTTCAGACTGGCGGCTCTCTTGGTAGCGTGATTATGGCTACCAGTTACAACGCTGCAAAGCCGTTGTTTTCGAGTAAGATCGAAATGGAGAATTACGAGTTTGCTATGAGTGCGAAGCCTTCGGTTTCGATGTGTCACCCTATTGAGTGTGCCCGTGGGCAGACACCTTTGAACGAACTTTACGTTCGTACTCAAAGTCAGTTGATCGATGATCAGGATATTAAGACTTACGATCTGGGTAGGTTCCAGATTGCTTCTCAAGGAATCCCATGCTCAGGCTCTGCTTTGAGTTTGGGTGAGTTGTGGGTGACGTATCAGATTAGATTCTTGAAGCCGAGAGTCTCTGATTACCTCGATTCTGGATATACCAGATTGAGCCACGATCCTGCAGTTCAGCCTGCGGGGTCGAATCCTTTTGATCCCAATCCTTTGACGGCTTGGGTGAAACGAAGTGACAATATTGGTGTCACAATTGTTGACGCTGACACCTTCAGGATTCCTTTGAGGTCAAACGAGCGCACGTATATGTGCACGTTTACTGTTTTCGATCCAAAAACGATAATTCCCAGGCTGCAGCTGTGGGATATTTCGTTGCGAATCCACCTATGTTTACAAACGCTTCTCTTGTGCAAGGGTTGGTAGCTTTCAACTCGATTAGTTCTACTACCGTAGTAGGAGGTGTCAACACCTCTGGTTCGAGTTATATTTTCTATTTCAAGACTGATGCTCTTGCACCTGGAAAGGTGACTGCAGATGTTAATCTGCCGATTGCGGGTCTTGGAGCAGGCTTGACTACGATGAAGAATTTGATCATCAATGCTGTTCCCTCTGCTCCTTGAGCAGTGTGTAATATATGTACACTTTGAAGTGTACATATAGTGTAGGAGCGGTGCCCGAAGGGCACGATGCGAAGCATCGAGCGGAGTTGTGTACAGGCGCTCGCCGAAGGCGAGCAAGACAAAGGCGCGAAGCGCCGCCCAAGACCGTCCGACAAATATAGAACTAGCGTTCTATATTTTTAATGTTAGTCGGACGGACACTGTGTCTTACGACATGTAAGATACACTCTCGTCCCACATTTGTGGGGTGACTGGTATCTCTTCTTGAGAGATAAGATCAGCTTTTACTTTGATCTGTCGTAAGACCCATCTGTCACGGCTCAACTTGCTAAAGTTGGGCTTCCAGTTGGCGAATACAATGACGTGAGGAATTGCGCCAAGATATTTCACTTTCCCGGAGTACTTTTGGGAAGTGATTCGACCGTTTTTCAAGTCTTCGATGACTTGATAGAATCCAACGTTGGATTCTGCTTGTCTGGGTAGGTCGATGATAATACCATGTCCATTCCATCCTGATGAGATGGCATTGATTATGATTTGGGACGCATCTTTTGAGTTACCAAATGCACCAGCAGTGAACCATTTTTGGGGTTCAGTGATGGCGAGGTAATCTGCTAGGACAGATTTACCCGTCCCACCGATTTCGTCGTAGTACCAGAACACTTTTCTTCCATTGTGTTCGTTGGTGGGATGTTCGAACTGGGCCATCAGTTTCATTTGCCAATCTTGTTTTGGCATTCTCCATTCGGGTATAGAAGGGAGAGTTTCGCTCTTGGCATTGTACAGGGCGATGATCCCGGTAGCGTCAGAGGGCTTTTTTGCCATTCTGAGCGCTTCTTGAAGGGAATCTTTACTCCAGACGATGTCGGCTACGGGAGTAGTTTCGACGAGAAGATCTTTGTTTGCTGGATCTTCTTTTGCGATGTAGGTCTTAGCGTCAGTGAGTGCTTTAGCGTTCTTGAGGACGCGTATATGAGGATGGATATTCTCATAGTCGAAATAAGACATGTTGATAGTTTGGAAAACTTTTCCAAAGTCGATCACACAGTGGGTGTGATTGTAGGGAGTGGTTTTGTCTCCGGTTTCGTGAGCTAAACGGACGAAGTCCGGCGT